CTTTCTCGCTCAAATAGAACCGCTGCGGGAGGTCTCCAATCTCCAAGGTATCCGAAAGTAGCGTCTCTATTGTTGGCTTGTTTAATGATATTAGTGATCTCGCAAATCCCCCCCATTTCGCTAAATATGTCTCTACTTGTTTGTCTCGCATAATTCGTAAGATTTTGTGATAGGGTTAAAAAAGATGATGTTGCGCTTAACGAGTTCGGGGACGATCCGCTCAAACGAAGAATGAGCCTTCCGATGACTTCCCCTATCCGGAAAAACATAGAGATTTTCGGCTGAATTGTTTCCTTTGTCAAAGTCAATGTGGTGTACAATTTCATCAGATCGTAAAGGTCTTCCAATGACTTGTTCAACGACTCTTCTGTGAGTATATACTGGCCTTCCGTTGATGAACCCATCAATAGGTCTTCCAGAGTGATTTCCTTTTCTGTCTTTGCGCCATTTGGCAAGTCCCAATATTTTTGAACGGGAACTGACTTCTGAAATACCTCTATCAAGAGTTGCCGCCACATCTCGTAGGAACAATTTTCCGTGAGAATCCCGAACAAACGCATCCTCCTCTGGACTCCATCTCTTGAGAGGCTTGCTTGATCCAAGTTTTTTGGCTCTTGCCCTAACAGACATAACGCATCTATCCAAATGGCGTGCAATATCTCTGTGAGACATTGAGCTATAGTTAGCCCTGATAAAGTTGTCTTCTGATTCAGTATAGAATCTACGCTTTGTCCACATACGAATACTCTCCTTCTTCTTTGTGCTACTCCAAAAAATTGTGCATCTAAAATTTCAACATCGCAAATATACCCCAACTCTTCCAAAGAATCAAGAAAGCAAGCAAAATCCCTTCCTCCGTTACTTGACAACACGCCGGGGACATTTTCCCAGACAATCCATTTGGGCTTTTTTGCGTCAGCCAATGCGAGAAATGTGAGCATGAGGTTTCCTCGTGGGTCAGCAAGTCCTTTGCGAAGTCCTGCGACTGAGAAGGATTGGCAGGGGGTTCCTCCGACCAGAAGGTCAATTGATCGTTCATTGAATGTTGGGTTTTGGGTTAGTTGAGTCATATCCCCAAGGTTGGGAACATCGGGAAAGCGGTGTTTCAATACCTCGGAAGGGAATTGCTCAATCTCTGAGAACCATTGCGGTTCCCATCCAAGGTTATGCCAAGCGACTGAGGCTGCCTCAATGCCTGAACAAACGGATCCGTATTTCATCAGAATGGTGCTTTTAGGGTTTGAATCTTCTCCTCAAAGGTAGGAATGTTTCCATTAAAATCCAACACTTTTGTGTATTGAAGTTTAATTTTCCCCATAGCGGTACCAATCTTCCCATTCCGATTCTTCCTCACAAGGATTTCAAGGAGGTCAATGAGTTCTTGCTTTTGGGGGTCGTGGTCTTCCATATACTCGGAAGGACGATACACGAACAGAATCTTATCGGCATCAAATTCAAGTTGGCCTGTTTCACGCAGGTCGCTCGGCTTGGGACGCTTGGAGTCCCTCTGCTCCACGCCCCTGGACAACGATGACACCACGCAAATCCAAATGTTGAGCCTCTTGCAAATCGTCTTGATGTACTTGGAGATGTTGGTCACTTGCTCAATTCGGGGCTTGCCTCGGTCTTCTGGCAGGGGAGAAATCAGTTGGAGGTAATCAATGTATGCCCCTTCAATCTTGTGCTTCTTGATGAGTTTTATCAACTCCAATTCCATCCGCTGAGGGTCAATGCCGGGGACATCCACAACGTGCAACGGTGCGCCTTTGACCTTATCAATGTGCTGAGAGATAGCCAAGAAGTCTTGACCGTTCATCCGCTCCTTGATGTCCAGGAAGACCTCTCCATCCACCTCGGCGAGGTTGGAAACCAATCGGGTCATCAGCTGCTCCGTGGACATCTCCAAGGTGAAGAAGGCCACAGGCTTTTTGTTCATCGCTTGGTTGAGAGCGTATTGCAGGGCCAAGGTGGTCTTGCCCATTGCAGGACGGCCCCCCAGGATGATAAACTCCGAAGGCTTGAAACCCGTTATCAGGCTGTCGGTGTTGTGGTGGAAGGTTCGGGTGATGCTGTTGTCCTTCGCTCCCGTAATCACCTCGTTGAGGCCCATCATAAAGCCCAAGAGTAATTCGTGAACCTCGGTAGCAATCGGGTCGGGGTCTAAGGACTTGATGTCTTGGATTTCCTTGTAGAGGCGATCAACATCCTGGTGCTTGAGAAAGTCAATCTTGGTCTTCTCAATTTGGTCGTGGATGTACCGGCAATGCAACTCGTACCGGTACACCTTCCATCCATCGTGAGAATAAAGCCCTGAGTCAAGGCTTGCGAGAAACACCACATCGGTGGGGACATTCATCTCAATCATCCGTGAACGGACGGTGAGCGTGTTGATAGGCTTGTCCTCGGCCCGAAGGCTCCGAATGGCTTTAAAGGTATTCTTGCGGATTCCTTCATCAAAATACTCTTCTCGGAGTTGGAGGACTATATCCCCCGGCTTGATGATTTCGCAAATGAGGATGCCGAGGAGTCGGTCTTGGTATTCAGCGTACAATTCCGCTGGGAGGCGTGTAAAATCGGAGTGGTTGTTCATTGTTTTGGGTTGAATGGTAGGGTTTGTGTTGGGAATGGCCTCCAGACTGCGTAGGAAGCTCGTCATTGAACGCTTTATGGGTTAGGTATCTTACGGGGTCTTTGCGGAACTTACGCTCTCTGTGAGCCTCTAAATAGGTCGGAAGGGTATTGCGGATTTTCTCAATCTCTTCATCGGTCAGTTTGAACCAAGCGAGGATGGCTTTGTCCTTGCCGACCTTCTTGTCGTAGAAGTTCCAAAAGCCTTCAAACATAGCCATCATTTCCTCTTGGGAGTGTTTAGAGTTCCTGCGGATGTTTTTGTTGGAGTATTTGGACGTTCCCTTCTCTTTTTCCTCCCCCACACCCCCTCCTTTATCTCTACCCTTTAGAGTGTTTAGAGTATTAGTATTGTTTATATGTATAGAATTGTCTATATAATTATATATATATAGTAGGTTTTGTTGAAAAATCAAGTTTTCTCGCTCAATTTTATCCACATAACTCTCCAGGTCTTTGACATACTCGTCCTGGTCAAGGTAGCATTCGGGGTTAGGCCGCATTAGGGTTAGGGGTTTAGCATTTTGGTGGTGTCAACGAAATGGTCGGATCATTGGTTGTTATTTTCAACGACCTGCCCTTCTTCAACAACGGTCATTTCGTAGTAGTCCGTTCCAAATCCGTATGCATCGTATTCGTTAGGACTGCCCTTTGGGTAAACTTTTTCAATATGCTTGTTTACGGCTTTGATAGCTTCTTCTTCGCTTTTAGCAATGGTGAAGAACGATTGCTCACCGTGTCCTTGTGGTTGGAATGCATATAGTTTCATGGGGTTGGGGTTTGGTTGGTCAGTTTACAGGCTGACGCTGGGGGAGGTTTGGTAAGAGCAGAGGCTGACGGATTTATCATTCATTATATGCAATAAGGGTGCTTATTGACCGATTTATCATTCATTGTATTCAAATGGGTATAGTTTGGTTGGGTTCACGAATGAGCGAGTTAGTGGCAACCCTAAAAAGACTGCCAGACAATTTTACCATCCTTCCAAAATCCATAATCAAAATCTGTTATATCTTGGTCTTGATTAAAGATGAACATTTTAAAAGTCCTGTCTTTTTCCATTATTATCTGTTTGGCAAATGCGTAAAATTCAATTGTCAAACTTTCTTGATGCGGAGTAGAACTAACATCGGCAAACATTCTTTTGCCGTTTGTACTTACTCTTAATCTTTCTTCACTTGGGATGTGTATTTCCATTTTTTATTGTTTAAATTGTTAATTAATCATTCATTGTATCCGATTGCGTATTAAACGTGGGTTCGTGTTTCCGAATCCCAAATCTCGGTCCAATTAAAATCCTTCCAGCTGTCCTTCCATATAGATTTAAACTTTTCTTTGATTTTTGATTCAAAACTTTTGGCCTCTTCCAAGGTGTCAAAGTCCTGCTGAAAATCATTCATCCCTCCCTCAGGATAATAGGAATCACCGGCAAATACTAAGAATCGTTTCATCATTGCATATCATTTGTGTTTGTAGCCAACAAACGATTTCTTTCTCCATTTAACCAATCTTTAGGCGACATACCACTATTGGTAAATTCTTTTGAATTAAGCATATCCAATGCTATTTCAAGTGCGTGTAATTGATACTTTTTATCAGCAATCAAGCCATCTAAATACTCATAAAAAGCCATTTGAGCCTCATACTCT